GCAACCAACAGTCTCTTCGCATCCAATGTGGTGGCTCACACCGATCTGAAGGTCGGAGGGGTTCTTACAATTGATAAGGACGCTTCAAATGTCGTGGAGGTTGTGGGTAACGTTAATGCGACCAACAGTCTCTTCGCATCCAATGTGGTGGCTCACGCCGATCTGAAGGTCGGGGAGGTTCTTACAATTGATAATAAAAAATTAAATGTGAGATCCACTAAGACTAATAATACCTTATTCGAAGTGGACACCCAAACAGATACACTAACTCTGAATGGTACAGCCAAGATAGATGACATCGAGGTGGGAAATCTCCACGTCCATGGGACGACTACAACCATTCACACAGAGAAATTGGAAGTGAAAGATCCCATCATCGGTCTGGGAATTGGAGCTGGTTCTAATGAACTCGGGCTTATTATGGAAAGACCAAGGGGTCAGTCAAATATATTTGCCGGTTATTTAGGTGATAAGTATCAAATAGGACCCACCGATAACGGAATCCGCGATCCAAATATTTCAATTTCATCGGTTAGTACTAGTGGTTTCAAAACAGTCTTACATGGGTCATTAGCGACTGGGAAAGATTCAACCGCTTCGGGTAACTATTCCCACGCAGAGGGAACTAGTACAAAGGCAAAAGGTGACTTTTCCCACGCGGAGGGATTTCTTTCAAATGCTTATGGTGTCTCTTCCCACGCAGAGGGAAATACTTCAAATGCTTATGGTGACTATTCCCACGCGGAAGGTTACGACACAATTGCCAGTGGGACCGGTTCCCACGCGGAAGGGTACAGAACAATTGCTTCTGGTGACTATTCCCACGCGGAAGGGTACAGAACAATTGCCAGTGAGTTCGGTTCACACGCAGAGGGAACTAATACAAAGGCAGAAGGTGCCTATTCCCACGCAGAGGGAACTAGTACAACGGCAAAAGGTGACTATTCCCACGCGGAAGGGTACAGAACAATTGCTTCTGGTGCCTATTCCCACGCGGAAGGTTCCGACACAATTGCCAGTGAGTTCGGTTCCCACGCAGAGGGAACTAATACAAAGGCAGAAGGTAAATATTCCCACGCGTGTGGAGTGGGTACATTGGCGAAGTCATGGGGTGAATGTGTAGTCGGAACATATAATATAGATATTGGAAATCCCAATAGTATTACTGATTTCGACGAGAGAGACAACGCATTCGTCGTAGGTAACGGCGAAAATGGCAATACCCGACAAAACGCCCTCATAGTGAGAAAAGACGGTCGCGTTGGTATTGGAACCAATAGCCCACAGAGTGAATTGGACGTAGAGGGTGATATAAATGTATCAAACAAGTTGAACATAGGTGGTCCTTCTTTTATAAAATACATTTCGAACATCAATCCCATGGACGGGTATCTAACTATTAGAGCGCAAAGTGATACTAGTAATACATTGGAAGGATTACGAATATATCCAGATCATCTCTATGCTGAGGGTGCCAATGGTATCAGGGGCAGATCACTCCAGGATTTATCCGGGAATAAGGTGGTCGATACTGAGACTAAAGAAATCACCGCAGTCAAGTTCAACTTTAAGGATACTGATCGTCAAATGACTGTGACTAGATATGGTAATGACGATTTTATAAACTTCAATTCGGGAAGGTTTGGTGGTTCCGTCCGAGCAGCTCGTTATGATAATGAAGATGGCGATACAATTATCAGTTCGAGTGGAGACATCAAAGCCCGTAATCTAACTTACACAGGAACTTTCACATACAGCAGTGACGACCGCCTCAAGCACAACGAGGAGCCCGTGGTGGATGCTCTGTCCACCCTGGACAAGCTGAAGCTCCAGAAGTACGATAAGACCACCGAAATGTTGGACGCCGATTACCGCGGTGATCTGTCCAACGTGGCGCACCACACAGAGATCGGTTTCATCGCCCAGGAGGTCAAGGAGATCCCCGAGCTGGCCCACGTGGTTCACGGGTCCCCCTCTGAATCCAACCCATATTCGATCAACTACAATGACATACACAACCTGGGTATCCAGGGTATTCAGGAGTTACACGCCAAGTACAAAGCTCTTCTTGAACGGGTGGAGGCTTTAGAAGCAAAATAATTTGTAATCTATTAGTAAATGTCTGGTGGCATTACTCAGCTCGTGGCGGTCGGTGCTCAGGATGCCCACCTGGTTGGCAACCCCGAAATCTCCTTCTTCCGTTCCAATTATCGCCGCCACACCAACTTCGCCAAGATTGTGGATCGTCAGGTTATCCAGGGCAACCCCGCAGCCGGTGGTATGTCCACAGTCCGCTTCGAGCGCAAGGGTGACATGCTGGGTCACGTCTACCTGACAGCTATCTATAATAACAGGTCCAACAGTCTTACGACTATCGATTGGACGAAAGCCATCGATAAGGTGGAGCTTCTCATAGGTGGTCAGGTGATCGATACGCAGACCTCCGAGTTCTGCGAGCGCGTGGCACCCGACCTGTTGGCCCAGAACGTGTCAAAGAGCCGTTTGGGTAAGCACCACGGTGATACAGGTTCTTATTTCTACCCCCTTCGATTTTCATTCTTCGAGAACTGGCAGTCCGCCATCCCTCTCGTGGCCCTCCAGTACCACGACGTGGAGATCCGCATCACATGGGGTTCCGATCTGGGCGGTAACACCTTCGAGTGCTTCGCCGACTTTGCCTACCTCGACGTGGATGAGCGTACGTCCATGGCGGCCACTCCCCAGAATATGCTGATCACTCAGGTCCAGAAGGCGGTCGCCCCGGGTGCCAAGATATTCGACCTCCAGTTCAGTCACCCCGTGAAGTTCCTGGCCATGGCGAATGTGCCCGCATCCAGCTTCTTCAGCGAGGCCAACAAGATGAAGCTCCAGGTCAACGGTGTGGATATGGCTGACTACAAGTTCGTGGTGCCACACTTCACATCGGCAGCCACGTACTACAACGCCCCATTCGCATCCGACAACACGAACAGATTCATGCTCTATTCATTCTGTCTGGACACCAGCAAGCTCCAGCCCACCGGGTCGCTCAATTTCAGCCGCGTGGACTCGGCTCGTATAATGAGTGATACAGAGAACATCGAGAATACGATGTACGCAGTCAACTACAACGTTCTCCGTATAGAGAATGGTATGGGTGGTCTCATGTACGCCAACTAATTTGTAGAGTGTTATTAAATGAACAAGGTGATTCAGTTGATTGCTCTGCTTGCGTTTGTGTTTGTGTTGACCTACGATCCAAAGTCCAGAAAACTTGAAAGCGTCATAGAAGGATGCTGTAACAGCCCAGGTCACATGGCTCGCAACCCGGAGCAATGTGAACCGGCGCATTATCAGGGGGTACAGTTTGGCAATCCCAACTATGGGTGTCCACCCAAGTACCCTCCCACGCACCTCGGTGCGCTTGTATGAGTTTAAAAAGAAGTGAGACCATATAAAGCAGAAATGTTTGATCGGGAGACTATGATGATGATAGCCATGGTTATCACACTGGCCGGTACGGTGTATATGTTCAGGGAGTTCCAGAAGCAGAAGCAGGAGATCACCAATGTTAAGTACTACGTTTCGCGGAAGCTGTCAAGTACCGCGCAGCCAGTTCGTCAACAGGTGGCAGTCGAGGAACCGGAGGAACCAGAGGAACCAGAGGAACCAGAGGAACCAGAGGAAGCTGTGGATTCTGACGAAGATTAATAATGGTGGGCTATTGTAGAGGGCATGCCCGATGGGTCGCAAAGAGGAAAGACACAAGGCAATAGCAATACCAGTAACATACGCAGACGGAAAGCCACGGTTCTTGACAGTGAAGGATCGAAGATTCAAGGAGTGGATCTTTATTACAGGGGGTTGTAGAAGGAGAGAGGTCTATAACCCTTTACAGTGTGCCCTTCGTGAGTTGGAAGAAGAGACCAGAGGGGTTGTCAAACTCATGAAGGGTACATACAGTTCATTCTCTTTCAGGTGCCAGAATCACCCAGAGGATGAAGAGCCAAATGTGGACGTGACATTGGTTTATCACGTGTTTATATTCGAAGTCAACATCCCCAGGATCCAACAGATGGGTATGATAGAAAGGTTTGATAAAGAAAGACTCAAGACCGAGGAACGTAAGAGAATGAAACTGCCTATACGTAGAACATTCGACGAGAATGCTGAGATGTGTTTCGACACTCTGGATGAATTCAACAAGAAGACCAGGTGGAACTTTATAGTCAAAAATGTTATAGAGAATCCAGACTTTCTGGTGGCTCTGAACACGTTAAATCGCAAATCTTTTAGTATGTACTAATGAATAATGACCAATAACAAGGCGTACAACATTTCAGTCCTTTGTAGACTCAAGCGGATTCCAACGGATTCGGATGAGGCCGACGAGATGAAGAAGTGGACGGTTCTCAAGCTGTTGAACGCTATCAAGGAGATCAGAGAGCAGCGGGTCGGTGAACTCTGCGATCACCGCGGAGTGGAATTGGATTCAAAGCAGGCCTGTACGTTTCGTGAATGGACTGTATCAAAGCTGATGGACGCGCTGGACACACCTCCAGAGGAAGAATTCGACGTGTCTATCACCAGACGCGTGGGGTGTGTTCATATTTAAAAGGGTTGATACCATATATAGTAAGATGTTTAAACAATGGTGTTCCCAAAATGGATTTATGGGTGGTACCCCTGTCACCCATGTTCTTATGGATGGTGGGGTGCTTAGTGTACCTTTTGATAGACTGGATGAATTCTACCGTGGATGTATCCAATGTATCAGGGCAAACGAAAAGATCTTTGTAGTTGAACAGAAGACGGATGTGTACAATTTCTTCGTGGACGTTGACTACAAGGCCGATGAACCACTTGAGATTGAGGACGTGAAGTCACTCGCTTTGGATATCTGTTTCAAGGTGGGGGCTTTGAGTCTACCTCAACGGTGTCTAGTTTCTGTGGCTGCCCCCAAACGGAAGGATGGTCAAATTAAGACGGGTGTACATTTCAATTGGCCGGATCTTAAGGTGAATCAAGAGGGAGCGATCTCTTTGATGTATCATGTGATATCAACTCTCAACACAGTGAGGTCGGGCGATTGGGCCTCTTATATAGACAAATCTGTATATGGTGACCTCGAAACAGAGACGAAGGGGAGTGGGTTTCGGATGCCATGGTCCCATAAGATGGCGAAGCATTCAGAGTGTCACGGTCACGGCTGTCTGGTCTGTAACAACAGTGGTAAGCTCGTAGAAGGTGAGTACTTGCCCGTATTTATGTATACCACGGATGGTGAATTGATCAAACGCGGATTCAAGGTTACCATGGAAGACTTACACCTGTCTACAATCCGGGTGGAAGGGGGAGAACCCATGGAGATACCCAAATTTGCGGGGGTTGTTCGGAAGCCGCGGAAAGAGGGCACTTTCACAGCTTCGCAGATGAAGGATGAAGTCAATAACGTTGAGTTATACAGTCACCTTGAGACGTTCATACACAGGTATATGGATGGTCAAAAGAATGCTCGGGTCAAAAGGGTATTCAAAAACAAAAACGTGTACATGGTAGACACCACATCCAAGTATTGTGAGAATTTAGGAAGGACCCATAGTTCAAATCACGTGTGGTTTATGATCAGTGGTGATGGTACAATCAAACAGAAATGCTTTTGTCGCTGCGAAACCATGGAAGGGCGTAAGTATGGTTTTTGTAAGGATTTCGACGGACGCTCTCACTACCTTAACAAGACCATCTGTGATATAATGTATCCAGAAGGTACAAACGTTAAAAAGAAAAGAGTACTTAAACATTAGACTCTACATATGAACATAATGTCGACGACATACAAGACACGTTCCGGTCGTCAGATAAAGAAGCCTACACGTTATGAACCACAGGAGATCTGTACAGATGATTTTACGGACGAGGAGGATCTAGATGGCGAGGAAGGCGAGGATATCGCATCGGAGTCCGAACTTTCATCCGATAGTGATGACGAAGATGCGGATGAGAACGGCAATCTGAAGGGATTCGTTGTCAGCGACGAGGATGAAAGCGATGAGGAAGCTTAAAGTTAAATATCACCAGTAGATTAGATGGAGACCGAGTTGCGAGCGGCTCATGAAGGTGATTTCGGAGCTCGTATAGAACCAGAACCCGATCCGGGGCCGGAACATCACCATGGGTTCCACAATGATAGTTCGCCTGTGTTCTTCCAACAACCACCCCCTCAGTATCACATGATGGCACCTCCACCGCCGCAGTTCCAATCGTCATCCAAGGGACTATTTGAGGATGAAGATAAGATGAAATATATTATACCAATTGTGGCCTTTATACTGGGTTTCTTTTTATCTCGGACTATGAATCCAATCATCATTAGATCCAGTTAAATTTGCGTCTACGTAAGGCACATACGCACCGGAATGAATCGCATTCAGATTAGTTGGATTGTTCACGTGAAGCGATCCACCTACTCCTGATACTTTGGAATCCGGCCAGTCGTACCCACCGAATGTGCCTATATCACCCCTTGTTGGTATACTTAAAGAGCGTGTGACAGACGCCAATGTTTGATCAGTTAATAATGTGTTGTATATATCAAGTGGAGTCAATGAGGCGTCCTCTCTCTTGTTATACAGGGCCGCTGTGGTCGCCAGCAACCCCGCCATCAGAGCGATCGCAATTACTACAAGTATCACGGTGAGTAGTGCCATATATTAATCCCAGAACATTTTTGAGAACATACTAGCCTTCTTTGTGCACTCCTCGGTCTTAAGGCGATCCTCATCCTCCATCTCATTCTTGACGTCGTTCTCGGCCTCCGCAGTCTCTGTGATGTTCTTCTCCACGTCTGACTTAGTCTGAGACTTGCGCTTCTTCTTCTTCTTCTTGAACTCCTTCTCCAGCTTGTTCAGATCGGCTGCGTCCTCGGTCTCATCGACCTTCTGGAGTTCAGCCTCGCGCGCCTTCTTGCGCTCCTCAATCTCCTTGGCCACGATAGCATCCGCCTCCTTCACAAGCTCCTCGATGGGCTTATCGGGATTCTCCTTCGTCAGCTTCTCGATAATGTCCGCCGGGTGACTGATAGGAGGCTCATCCGGCTTCGTATAGTACTTGGAGTTCTCATCCCCTGGCTTGATATAAGGCATCTCGGTACCGGTTGGCTTGGCCATAAGATCACGCTTGCGCTCCTCAAACATCTTCGAAGCCATGGCCTGGTTCTCACGATACTTGCTCATGATTTCCTCGAGCTTCTCGTCGTTGTAGTGGACGTCCTCAATGTGATCACGGTCCGGTGGGATCAGAAGCCACTTGTACATATCAACCACATAGATGTCGAAGGTGGCGTCCTCCTTCTGGAGACGCTTTGCGTGGCTGGCGGCCTCGTCGCGGGAGTTGAAGCACCCACGAATCTTGAGACCAAACTTATCATTCTTCTGGGGACAATCCGGACCCACGAGAGAGATACACGCATACAGCTGACCAGGTACGGTGGTGTAATCCTGCTCGAGGGAACCCATTATACCTTTCAAAGTACTTCAATCTTTAAATAAGGGAAACAACCTATTATAATGTAAGAAGAGATGGACAAGGTTCGTCGTCACCACAACCTCCTTAAGCGCCAACTTATCCAGGACGTGGTCGGACCTAGTTCCAACGTGTTGGATGTTGGGTGTGGTTTTGGAGGTGATCTCCAGAAGTGGCAGGCCCTGAACACCCGTCTGACTGCGTGTGATCCGGAACCCTCAGCCATCCAGGAGGCACAGAAGAGGACCAAGAATATCAAGTATCAAGTGAAGTTGTTGGTGGGTGACATTACAGCGTGCCCCCAAGACCAGTATGATGTGATCTGTTTCAACTTTTCCATCCACTATATATTTCAGAGTGAGTATCTGTTCAGGGTTTCTGTGGAAAACATAGCAAAACGTTTGAAACCAGGTGGAAAGCTTATAGGGTGTATCCCGGATTCTGATATGATTCTTATGAAGACACCCTTTACGGATGAACTGGGTAACTTCTTCACCCGTGATGAACGAACTGGCAATGGACGTTTCGGTGAGAAATTATTTGTACAGTTGGTTGATACCCCGTTCTATAGAAACGGACCGCGTCCAGAACCGATCGGATACAAGGATCTTCTGGTTACCGCGTTGGATCGCCGTGGGATTGAACTGGTATCGTGGGAGCCACTCGATCCAGATGCCACATATAACATAACAAAGATGTACAGTAAATTTATTTTTGTCCGGAAAGAGTAACAATAGGATGTGGAAGTGGTTCATCCCTCTGATAGTGTTGAATATAGTGTCACTGGCAACTCTTAAAGAACCGGATAACCTTCGAAGTGTTAAGGAGTTGTATACTACTTTCTTGGATAACGTTCCAGATAAGTTCCCCATGCTTCGGACCAGGTCTATAATAACCGGGTTTCCAGAGAGTGGTAATGAAATTGGGTACAATGTTAATAAAGGGTACGAACTGGGTGTGTGTCTCGGTGGAACCCCTAATGAAATGTTCCATGTTCTACTCCACGAATTGGCTCACAGTACCGTGAAGGATCACGGTCACCCGAAGGAATTCTGGACCAACCTGAAAGAACTAAAGGACCACTGTAAACGGTTGGGTATATATGAAGAAATACCAGCGCACACTGGTTTCTGTGGAAAATATATTCGTGACTAGTAATAACAAATGAAGACATCGTTTTCAACCATATTTACCGGTACTATCGTGTGGACTATTGCTATGTTAATACCTCTTATATTGTGGTATGTAGAATCCGGTGCATTCAAAACCATTATGTTCCTCCTGTATCCGGTCTTGATGTCACTGCTCAGTCGTACTGGATGGTTCTGGGTTAGACCGGAGATTGTGGCCTATTCCAGTATCATGACTTTCCTTTATGGGATGGCTTTGAATAATATCGGAACCGTGAGTAAATCGCTGTCTGATCCACAGTCGAATAAGGCGGTATCCGCGACCGCGTTGACCTCTATTACTGTGGTGTTCTTAGCGTGTATGGTACTTCTGAGTGTGTATTTCAAACCCATGTACAACCCAGAGAACTTCAATTAGTTTGGCATAACCACCCTCTTACCGAAGTAGAAGATGATAGCCGCCACCAGACCCATCACGAGCATACTGGTCGCGCTGGTTGGGTCCGCGCCCACCTGTGGCACCATGCTACCAATCTTCTCCTGGATGGGCTTGGAGAATGCGATCGCCGCCACCAGACCCGCGAGCAGCGCCTCCATCTGCTCGTCAGTCAGGTTCATGGGATTCGCCTTCTTCGCGGACCGAGTCGCCTGCTGAGGTGCCATCATCGAGGGAGGCATAGCGGGAGGTGGACCCATGGAGGCGGTCTCCCATTCGGCGCCCATTACGTCGTTGATTGGTGTGGAGTCCATTTGTATTTTGGGCATATTTTTTTCTGGCTCTTTCATTTGCGGCGGAGCGCGCATATCTAGCAATCCCTGAGGAGGACCTTGCGGCTGCTGCCCCTGTGCCTGCCCCTGTGGCTGCCCCTGTGGCTGCCCCGGTGGTGGACCTGGTGGTTGTGAATTGAAATTAATTGGGGTAGACCCATCCATGTCCCCGTTAAGATCCATAGTCTCCATGGATATCTAGTACTGTTTCACACTTTATTACCCCCTCTGAGACGCAAAACTAAGTGAAGTGTAGATTCCTTCTGAATATTGTAATCAGCTAGTGTACGACCATCCTCTAACTGCTTACCCGCAAAAATAAGACGCTGCTGGTCCGGTGGGATACCTTCTTTATCCTGAATTTTAGCCTTTACACTGTCAATTGAATCGGCGGATTCAACCTCAAGTGTGATTGTCTTTCCCGTCAGGGTCTTTATGAAAATCTGCATTGTACTATATGCGACTATTTCTTTTTAACAACTTGTATGGAGGTCCTTTTAGGAATTTTCCGTGGATCTGTTTCTGGTGTTTGGTCGTGTTTTGGATTATAATTCTTTTTGTGATAGTTCCAGTACACTGGCGAACCACACCTGAATCCGGTCCTTACTTTGGCTTTGTACCAGAAAACGCAATCCTGGATACGATTGCTCCTTGACGTGTTATCCAGTACCAGACATTCATAGTTCTCTGTACACGCGTTCATAACTTGATTGAACATGTCAAAACTGGGAAACACACCAAAGAAAGCCTTGTATAACTTCTCTCTATTCTGTATGATATTCTCTTTCAATACAAATACATAATCTACATTGGCTCTTAGATCAGGTGTTAGATCCATACAGTACTGCATAGTCAGCATGAAAAATAGCTTCCAGTGTCTACCATTCATAAAGCATTGTCGAATACAAATGTCTTTCATAAATCTCTTATCATACATACAGTCATCAAGAAGTAGAAAAGCCCCAGGTGGTTTTGAACCAGGTGGACACGTACCAACCAATTTTTTCTGACGCGCTAGTACTCTCTCTATGGCCTCTCTGTCATAATCACTGTAAATAAAGAGATCCGGGACAAACTGCTGATAATGGTGATTACCTTCTTCTGTGGCTGACATAACTATTCCAGCTGGAAGATGTTTCTTGTGGTACATGATGTCAGTTAACAACGTGCTCTTACCAGTATTTCTACGACCGACGAACACACACACCTTATCATCGGCCATCCTAGATGGATTGAACTTCTTCAATTGAATGTTCATAACTAATTATTGTTGTTGTTTTATTTCTCGCCATTTCGCACGCAATCCATCTGGGTTTATATTGTTAAATATGGGTACGGTATCGGTTATTCTTTTCCATTGTACCATTCCTGGATACTTAGCAGCCTCGACTTTTAGAGCATTAACCGCCTCTGACGTCCATACCATTCGATTGTATTTTATAGAACCCTCGATACGCTTGTTGAAATAGAATTTGGTACCAGTGAACTTCTTGCGCTCTAGGAGTACAGGAACAATGGGTGTGTGTTGACTTATGTTTATATATATCCTGTTATATGGTTTTGGTATTTTATTCTTTGAATTCGTACATATTTTCATAGTGATTTTCATCTGTGTATCAAATCCCAGACTCTCACATAGCCTGACAATACCTTTACTCAGATCTGTATTTTTCTGAGTAATCTCGTATCTGGCTTTTGATAGCGATCCATCTGTGTCTATTATACCAGCCAGTACCTGTAATCTTACTTCAATGGAATTCTCGATATATACATTTGGTATATGTTTATTCTGTAAAACATCCATTTCACGTAGAGACTGTAACATTGTGTTTTGTATATGACCTCTCCCAGTCATTACATAAACAGAAGTATATCCTAATTCACCACTCTTTACAACGGTCTTGCGTTCCTTACGATTTGATTCTCTTATATCAAGGCCTATGGATCTAGCGTAATCACACCATCGATTAATGAGTATCTCATCAATACTAGTTAGACTGGAACATCTTGATGTACCATCGCCTAACCATAGACCAAAAATATATGGATCGATTGGAACTTCCTGATAAGGGTATTCGATTGGTTTCGTAACAAGTCTGAATTTCTTCTTGATGTCATCAGTTATCTGAGACTCTTCAATCTCAAATAAATCTGTTATCTTATTGTTGTCAGTTACAGACTCTTTGTATAAATCCATCTCTTTCCTGAGTTCATCTTTAGAACACAGCGGTATCTTCTTGGATATATAGATTTTTTCAATACCTCGATAGTACTGACAATTTATTGTAATATGATTCTTAGTGGGAGGTTTTGATCTACAGTCAACCGACGTTGAATACGCTGTAGGTGTTATCCACATGTATATTAGAGGTTTATTATCTTTATAAGAAATAGTAATGACCAGTGGAAGGGTCCAAGTGGCAACCACCGGTATCCAGGACGTGTTCCTTACCGGATCGCCTGACATAACATACTTTCAAAAGAAGTTCCAGCGTCACACCAAGTTCGCCCTAGAACTCCTTGACAACCCATTCACCGAAGCCGCGGACTTTGGTAAGACTGTGCGGGCTACCATAGATCGCAAAGGTGATCTTATACGCAATGTATTTCTACGGGTGAAGCTTTCAGACCTGGATACAGCCGGCGCATCCAACGTGGGTTACACCGACTCCATCGGACACGCTATGATTGATTATGCTGATCTTATTATAGGAGGTCAGACGGTCCAGAGGATTACTGGGGAGTACATGGAGATCTATACCGATATGTTCATTTCGGATTCCCAACAGCTCGCCATTACAGCCCTTGTGGGTAAGACGGGTACTGTGGATGGTCTGGGACCTGCGAGTTCGTCCGAACCGGGTCCCTATGGCAAGTACCCCAGAACATTCTTTGTGCTGCTGCCCTTCTATTATAACCGCGCGGATCCACTGGCAATCCCCCTGTCCGCTCTGACCCGCCAGGAGGTTGAGGTATCTATAAAGTTCAAACCACTGGATCAATTGATAGTGTCTCCCACAGCATCACCACTTCCGACAACAACCGGTAGGATAGTGTCCGCATCTCTCCCAGTTGAGTACGTGTTTCTGGGAGAAGACGAAGTCAGTCAGATACGTAACTCCCGTCTTGATTATGTAATAACCCAGCTACAGATGGCCCAGACAACCATACAGCCGGGTGTCAACAGTCCTCGATTCCGTCTGGACTTTACAAATCCGGTGAAAGAGTTATATGTGGTTATACAGAACCAGTCGAATGTACAGGCCAATGACTGGTTCAATTTTACAAATCCGGAGAACCTGGACAATCTACAGAACCATCAGCTGCTCAGCATTCAATTGGATTTCAACGGGGAAACCTACCTGGACAGTGAAGTGGCTGACACTTCCTTCATGTACGCCATCCAACCCATGAACAGACACACACGGGTTCCAGATAGACTCTTTTATACGTACAGTTTCGCCTTGGACCCAGAGAACTATCTACCAACCGGACAGGTGAATATGAGTAGAATACAGAACAAGTTGATAACACTTAATCTGTCGGATTGTACAGACACCAGGAAGATCCGTATATATGCGAAGTCCTACAACGTCCTCAGGATAGAGAACGGACTTGCGGGTGTTCTATTTATAGACAACAACTTCATATAATCAAAAGATGGAGCAGCAGGTCATCGAGGATGCCATGGGTATTCTCATGCCGGTTATAGAGTCATCTGTAGTTCTGGCGGGTGAATACACAAAGAAGAGTGGGAGATCGGTTTTGACCAGTATGGATATGAAATACGCCATGCGATACTGCGCTCGGAACGTAACCGGTAAACACACAGGCACTCTCTTTCCTGAAATCAATCAGGACGAGGAAGTGTCAGAAGAAGAACTGGAGACCGTTGAAGAGGACGAGGAGGAGTTCGTAAGATACTCAGGCGATGACCAGCTTATGAACTCTGTGAATGAAGTATATGATACATGGGACCAGTGGGAACCTCAAACTCCCATGGAAATCATGCTTAAGGAAGCGATAGACAAAAATGTGTATTGAGGATATGACATCACTGTCCATCAGACCGATCCACCGACTGGGTGTGGACGACCCTAAAGGTGCGATCCCAGGCGACAATGAATATTCACACCTTTCGGATGACGACTATAATAGCGACACAGACACAGAGGAAGAGATGTGTAACAGTGATGAGGAAGATGATTTGTACCCAGAAACGGCCAGCGAAACATCAGAACAGGAATATGTTCATACAAAATTTCCGGATCACTTCCGCAAGTGTATGAATAAGAGTCCGACCTCGGTTATCTTCCACTCGATCCTCCAGGAGGAGGAGTTTCTCCCCGAATAATTTTTTCTACCTGGATAGTATAAAATGGATCCAGTGAAGGCAACAATGGCTATCGCCCATCAGCTCGAGTCTCAGTCCCTGAACGCCATCGTGGCCGGCTTCAGCTTCGCCTCGGCCCTCGCCTACATGGATTTAGTCCGCTGGATGATCTCCCAGGTGGTGAAGGTGAACAAGAACGGTGGCTACTACTACCTGCTCACCGCTCTCCTGACCACTCTGCTGTCCATCGTGGTGTACATGCTCGTGAAGCAGTTCCTCAAGCCCGACCTCAGGGCGCCATCCGCGCCAGTCTACGCCGTTAGCGCTTAGATAGCATAAGAGCCAGTAATCCTATAACCAGGACAACTCCTAAAATGATCTGTATAGGTATCTCAGGTGGTGGTGGCGGTGGTGGTGTAATAAGTTCTTTGGGTACCTTTTGTTCCTTCAGAGGAATCAATTTATCCAGGGTACACTTAAATTTCAACTTTAGAATGTAGTTTCTGTTGCCAAAGTCATATGGTACCAGCTTCGATCCGTTAATGTAATAGAAACGGAATCTTAACCGATCGACGCTCTTTGACTTCCCTTCGTGGAAATAGTATTCCACGTGGTCATCCGAACCACTGTAGAACATCATGTCCCCGGTTCCTTTATTTACCAGTATCCTTGCTGTATAAAGAAATTGCCCGTCGTCCGTATACACCTTCTTCCGCAGTTCATCCGAACCAGTTGTGATTCTTAGCACCAGATTCGTGGGTCCGTGTAGATCCACAACACCACCGGACAAGACACCCCCGTTGGAACTCACATCCACCTCAGGAAAGCCCAGGACGCTTGCGGGCGTCCCGCTGGTGGATGACCCAAAGGCAAATGTAAAGTTATTACCAGTTCCGACATTTGAAAACGTCAAACTGGTTGTAGAAGGGTCATAGACCACATTAGAAACGTTTGATGTGGGAGGAGCCAACGCTGTCTCTAGATCCGATGCCAGGTCGCTTCCGCTGGTATATACCTTTTCATCCAGTGTTACTGTGGTTCCATCAACTTCAAGGTACTTGTTACCCTCGTTGATAGTAAGCTGGGTGATTGGTAGATTCGCCGCGGTTAGAAGCAGTTCAGAAACGTTGTAGAGGTTCCTGTTCAAATCAATCGTGAAGTCGTTTGTATTCGGGTACAATGTGGGATCCCTCTCGGTGCTGTCCACATCTAGGATATACTCCATTCTAACAATTAGTAATGTTTTTTAACCGGATATGCTCAGCGCCAGTGGGTTCTTCGCAAGCTGTTCTGAAGCCGTCTTAAGATACCCAGATGTTGCGTAAGGGTTCACGTTACCCTTGTAGGCGTTATTCTCCTGGTACATGGGAGCCACGTAGTTCTGGGACCACCCGCCGTTGGCGGCGGACATCCAACCGTCCACGCGACTGGTATCGCTGCGAACCGCCGTCACCAGCCCACCCTGGTTCAGTGGATCCGCGCGGACGTTCATTCTACCCGCGTTAGCCGTGCGGTCCTTCTTGCCTCTGCGATCATCCGGGCGGAAACCGAATGCCTCCAATTGCTCCGTGGTGTACCCCTGGGCCCCTCTCTGAGCCATGAGCTGAGAGGCAGGCGCCACCTGGTACCCGCCGTGGAAGCTGTGGATACCGGGAGTTGGGTTATTCGTGTGGCCGTACTGGAGGACGTTGATATCACCCTTATTGCGAGTGGGATCCTGGGCCAGTGTTGCGTTGGAAATAAACTTCTTGGCCGGTGCGAATCCGAGACCATCGTTACGCAGGGTGGTCTCCGACCGGTTAGTAGTACGCTTGGACTTCTGGAATTCACCACGGGGCACAACACCGTTGAGGGAACCACCCTGACCCTGGCCACGCCCTGGAACGTTAGGGAGACGACTGGGTAGGTAGGCCGTTGTGGATGGTTTGAAGTGGGTCAGTTCACCGACTATACCGGGCATACCACCGGTCTGGTTGGCTCCGTGATTCACTCTACCCGGTAAGGTTGTCAATTTATAGGCCCCAACGTTATTGGGCTTTACCTGGAAAAGCTGCTGGTACCCACCGAATGCTGGGACGTCCGGACCCACGTTGAGACCCGGTCCCACCAGGTTCTTTTCCATGGGAGCTGTGTTGTTCATCTTTCGGCTTACATATGGACGATCGCGGAAGTCGCGAACAGGTTCACCGTTCACGTGCTTCATAAAAGCAACCTCGCCAAAGCTGGGCTGCTCCACCTTCGCTTGTGGATTCATACCGACACCACCTATACCACCCGAGAGTGTATTCATAACATGCGTTCTATGATCATCCTGGTGTACTTCAGTTTTCTGTTGTTTCGGTTGCTCGTAGTACTCCACAGTTGGCTTTTTCTCGTCGGTTTCGGACAGGGCCCTGGCCATGGCGACCATACCCAACGTGGCTATCAGATACGCCATCTATTAATTTTGTCCAACATATTATTTTTAGTTCTTACAATAACGTCTCTGAAAGAGACCATTCTGAACCTGAGCGCGTGTGTTTGTCGGATTGAAACTGAGCGTTCTCTGTGGAAGCATACACTGAACATTCTGAATTGGGAAGTACCCACGTTCGGAGTTGTTTACGTACACCTTCCCAAACTGTGTGGTGGACTGGGGGCGGAGTTCATCCGCTGTATCCACCAGGTGGGCAGGAGCACCCTTGCCAGCCATATATGGGGCCGTACCATAGAGGACTGTGTTAGGGCGGCAGCAATAATTAAGACTGCTCGGCTGTGGAGGGGCTATAACCGTCTCCGTGGCACAAACGGGTGGGACGGCGGGATTCTCCACACGATCAAGACCGGGCTGTAGGAGGTACGCCATTTACTTTATGGTAATAAAAGAAAATCAGATAGTTCAACTCCTTTTGGTACCACTGGGAACCAAACCAGCAAACGCCTCTGTCTGGACACCCCAGTAGTTGGGGTCACATTGCCCGGGTGTATCGCGGCACATGGGTCTGAACTTCTTGCCGTAACAGAATTCAGCAAAGGCCGTCTGATCGCTGGGGATCATAGTGGCCGGATTGCTAAAGAACTGTCTAGCAGCAGCTCGCTGTTGCTGCGCGGGAAGAGGACTGCGGGAACGTCCACTATCGAATGGTATGGTATCATCCAGAAGGGACGACACCTCACCCGCGACGGTGGGATAATAACACGCCGGGGGGCGATTGGGGTTATCCCCGTAATCAGAAAGCAATACGTTGGCCATGGGATTGCTCTCTATGGGAAGCTGACAATCGCTCGCGGGCTTGTTCACCGGGTGAGCCTCCTTTATATAACCGGATGTATAGAGGACATACATTGTACCAATGACCATAGCAGCCAATATAAAGATCCGTGGGTCGCGATTCACTAAATAAAGAACAGTTGAAAGGTACATTATGAACCGAGTGGCCGAGTTTATACGCTCGTCACCTGGTTGATTGGCACTGGGCCAAAATTTTAATACCTTGGATTTCTTAAACAGTTCCATAGGATCCTTGAACCACACGGTCATTTACTCTACACATCTACTTTTTTTCGGATTGACCACCGCCGAGCATACCACCCAGCGACGAAAAGAGACCCGTCAGCGCCTTCTCGTCCATCTGACCGTTCTCCTGGATGTTAATGGCACACTTATGAGCAACGTCCTCTATCATACCCAGTGCGTCGGGTGGAATCATCGTAATGGTCGTACCCAGAATGTACAGCGTCTGAAGATACTGCCAGATGGCATCCTTCGTTGTCTGTGACAGATCCGCAGTCCAGTGCTTGCGGATGTTAAGATCGACCAGAAAGGAAGCCGCCTCGCTGTCATCGAGCAAGAGGGACTCGTCCTTCGCCATCACCTTGGCCTGAAGAGGTGAGATATTCGTCATGTAACCATCCACACACTTACGGGGGTTGGACTTCCTCAGCAGATCAAACGATGTCTTGTACTTCAGAATCGCCTTCTCCTCAGGAAACGTCTTTTCCAGCTCCGTAAGAAACTGCTCCATCATATCGTTCCATGCGCTCACCGAGGTCATAGCTTTCTGCTATTACTCGGTGTGTAATCTTTAAGTTAAAATGGTTCTAGAGATATAGTCTCTCTGGCTGCAACGCCCGATTGAACTATGAAGTACACCAGAATCGCCACGAGAATGGCGGGCTTCACCACGACGCTATTGACAGGTGGCGGTTCGTTGTTCATACGGGACTTCATGTGGATATAACCGGCTGTTGCCAACGCCGCAAACGCAGCCGCATATACGGGCTCCTTCAGGTACTCGTCCATGTCTATAATACTACTCAAGACTTTCTTTATTGGTCGGGAGCGCTTGGGAACAGAACATCATCATCCGCAGTCCCATTCTTGGACATATCGATGCTCTTGAGTTCTTCATCCGGTTCCCCTGGGATTTCCGCGGGTTCCTTGACACTCTCCGGGTTGGGGACTTCCATGGATTCCGGTGGAGCTATCTCCTCTGGATCATCCTCCGCACCCTCTGGAAGGAAGTCACCCTCCTCCACATCCGGATCTTCGCCGTCCTCCGCTTCGCCCCCTAGAACATCCAAGTCTCTCTTATTGTCCTGAGCTATATAAGCCTTCAGAATGTCCTGAACGGGTACATTCTCCTTGATAGTGTTTTCGATACAACGGATGATACGTTCGTACAATTTGTCCTCTCTCTCGTGGTCAGTCATTTCATCGTGGAAAATGTATGGGTCCTTGTAGAACTCCTTTGCTGTGTTAATGTAACAGCCATGGATGAATACATCGTTTGTAGGCAACTTGATTGATATTTTCTTATTCTCAGTGTTAAGACGAACCGAAGAGTATATCTTCACATAACTAACAAATACAGCTGCTAGAAGATCATTGAAATAAGAGCACGAGTTACAAATGTTCTCCGAGTGCTTGTGGACCATGTGATTGTTCCAGTTGACAACCTCCTTCAGTAATTTCTGAAACTGGAGAAGAACCTTACGACCCTTTGATATCTTTCTGGCCTCGATGTAGATATCATTGAAACTCTCTATAATAGCCGGACACATGACAACTGCCAGCTGGAACAGGTACTCACGCTTGGCCTCCACAAGGACATTCAGGTTATTGCTATCCATTACTGTGCTACCATAAAAATATAGTCAGTCAATCACGCACCTCTGTGCTTTGCTGCGAGCTTTCTGAGGTTCATGAGACTCGGGAGTCCCCCATCTGGTTCAGTAACCTCCTCATGGTGGGTAGATATTTTCTTCTTTTGGGTTTTGATATTCCAATCCACGTGGATATCCGTCGTAGACAAACGTTCCACGTGGAAGCCCGCATTCTTCAATTGTCTGACCAGGTAACCAGCTGCCTTCGGTCTGTCGAACGTGGGACACCCCATGACAAATGAGGGTACACTCAATGTAACACTTTTCATTCCCAGTTCCACGTGATGTCTGATCCTCTTACAAAACTGTTCATATATCCTGGTATAGGTCTCTTTTCGGATAGCCTTGCGGACACCTTCGATCTTTTGTATCTCCTGGATACTGATCATTACTGTTGTGTTAGAATTACTTTCCGCTGAACGGCCACAATGTCATTGAATTGGGTGAACTCACTCAGAGTCTTTTCGTATGGTGTAAATACCTTCTTATCGGTCATGGATTGTGTACGAGCCGCCAGAACCTCGCCGTCTGATATGTAGAATGTGGCCCCTATAGCGTACGGGAAGCCTTGACTGGTAACTGTAAACATGACTCTAAAACGGTACACAACCTTCTTATCCTTCGTGTACCTCTGGAAAGAACTGGTATCTATAGGGTATACACATAAGTCGGTCTTTTCCGTGAAGAACTTCTGGGCTGGTACCAGACAAGCCTGAACCTCATCGGGTGTTATAGGCCTGGTATCCAGGGTAAATTCGGACAGGTCAGGATAGGGTGAATCGAGACGCACGTCTAAGGGCTTATTGTGACCGGTGAAACCAAACATGCGATCCTTTGAACCCATGAGTAAGAATGCTATGATAGCAAATAACAGTAGCATATTACTATCACGCGCTAAAAAAATTCAACAAAAGTTCTGGGTATAGTTTAGAATGTCAGCCCTGCTTGTGTACAGTGACAAGTGTACCCACTGTAAGGAGGTTATAACTTTCATCAATAGTAATGCTCAGTTGAGTCAGATCGTGAGGTATCACAATATAACCACTTTGGGTCTCCCACCTCAGTATCAGAAGCAGATTACCCGCGTACCAACCCTTCTTACAAAGAACAGTAAGATACTGGTTGGTAAGGAAATCAAACAGTGGCTAAATTCACTTCTTCCGGTGGAGTTCACGAGTTGTTCACTTGGTAGTGGTTTTAGATGTTCAAATCTGAATGATGAAGAGGAAGAAGGAAACATATTCTGTCTGGACAATTACGGTCAGTCTCTCCAGCCAGCCATGACACCCGAACTTCAGGCAAGGATCAGTCAGAGTGTCAACGAAGCATTTAACACTAATAAAAGATAAGTCCACAATGATACCAGAGAGATGAAGCTCAAGACTATCCAGGCGAGCGCGTTCAAGGCGGCCTTTGAAGTTCTCAAGGATATTCTCAATGATGTGAATGTGTACTTTGACAAGGACGGTATGCGAGTTCTGACACTGGATACAGCACGAGTTGCTCTGGTGGACTTTGAACTCCAGGCGGACAATTTCGAGGAGTACCAATGTGATGAGCCAATCGTAGCCGGTGTAAATGTTACGAACATGTTCAAATTGTTGAAGACTATTTCCAATTCGGATACACTGTCCATGGAACTGAAGGATCGCGACAGTCTCAAGATAACTATTGAAAACCCGTCAAAGAAAACGTGTACCACATTTGATCTGAAACTGCTGGACATCGATGAGGACCACATAGAGGTTCCGGATATTCCAGTCGCTTCGGTCACGATTCTACCATCTGTGGACTTTCAGAGAATCTGCCGGGACATGAACAATCTGTCGTCCGAACTTGAAATCAAACGAAAGGAAAACAGTCTCATGATCAGTTGCGCGGGTGACTTTGCTAATCAGGAGACGGTTATAGATTGCGCGGAGAGTGTGAACGGGGTGTACTCGGGTGTGTACTCTCTCAAATATCTCAATATTTTTACGAAGGCCACTGGAATGTGTTCAAATGTTCAGATTATGCAGGAGGTGGACAATCGTTTCTTGATCCTACAGTACAACGTGGCCAACCTGGGCGAGGTTCGGTTCTACCTGGCTACAAAAGTGACAGACAGCTAGTCGTGCGATGAGCATTCTTCACATTACCGGTAATATCCTTGACATAGATATCAGTATAGTCATCAAAAGTAAACAGATCCTCAATTGGAACGTCCTGTCCGTGGAAGTCTCGCCGCGGTCCCATGGCTTTCAAAAGCTTCTTCGTGACATTCCGCACCGGCTTGTCTTTACTGGCAAGAATCGCAGAAAATACAGGAACCCGGAAAGCAGCCGGGGGCTCTGGAGGTGGCCACACATACTCGGGATCCTTTGTGACCATGTGGTACTTCTTACCGTCGTAATAGTACTTAACGGTAAACACGCGATCCTCTACACCATCCGGCGTCTCCCCCATGTCATCCGCGTTCTTAGGTATTATGGTCCAGTTGTGCGAACCCTCCTTTGAGTCCCAATAACGCGCCTCGGACCGCCAAAAGTCACTGTATTTAACCAAGGGACAAGGTGGTGCTGCGTATGTCATTTCAACCCGGCGGATTGTGTAGTCCTTGGTAGCTACAAAAGATTTAAAGAACATATACACGGTGATGAACATATCGTAAATGAACATCATATTAAAACATACACACATAAAATCTTTAATATGGAAATTGGAACCTTCCTGGGTATCTATGATTCCAAGATAGACGAATTTGAGTCTCGTATAAAGAATGAAAAAGACATATCGTGTTCCAAACGAATCGAAGAAGAGATGTACGAATACATGACAAACTGCGTTCCTTACCTTATGGAATACACCACACCGACCGAGACTACTTGTATTGACACACAAGGTCCTTTCAATATAAAAATAAAGAAAGGTATCCAGAGAAAAGAGATATACAATGAATACCTAAGAGATGTCGAGGGTTATAAAGGGGGGTCGTTAGATGACACTCGACAATTGATCAGAGACAATTCGCATATGAGGTGTACGAGATGTGAATCTTCTAACGTTTTTGTGGATTCCAAAGAGAGTTCAATGGTCTGTATGGATTGCGGTGTATGTAGTCACCGCCTCGGAGAAGAACTGAGTTACAAGGAAGAACAGGAAACTTCCACAAAGATGGTGAATAATTCTTACAAGCGAGACAACCACCTGAACGAGTGGATAGTCCAGTTCCAGGGGCGTGAGACCACAAATATTCCACCCGAACTCATGGATCAACTGCGATCCGAATTCAAGAAGCAAAAGATAAAGGACGTCAAAGAGATTACACAGACAAAAGTGAAAGATGTCCTGAAGAAACTGCGAATGAGCAAGTACTACGAACACGCCACCTATATAACAAACATTCTGAATGGTCTGGATCCACCCACGATGCCCCGGGGGCTTGAGGAAAGGTTGCGGATTATGTTCAAAGACGTCCAGGCGCCGTTTGAAAAGCACTGTCCAGCCAATAGGAGTAATTTTTTGAGTTACTCTTATGTGCTGTATAAGTTTTGCGAACTTCTGGGAGAAGATGACTACCTCCCCTATTTTCCTCTGTTGAAGTCCAAAGAAAAGCTTCGCCAACAGGATGTCATATGGAAGGGTATATGCGGTGAATTACTGTGGGAATACATCCCAACCATTTAGGCTGTCACCCTCCACTTCAAATTCTGAGAAAGCAGATCAGACTGACAACAACCTTCGACGGACGTCTCGTCTGTATTTATGGTACCATCGGGCTTCACACACCTGGCACCCTCCTGATATGTCTTTGTAGTCGCCTTACATATAGCGGGTGAATTTGGAATACACATGTGAGTAATCTTACCACCCGAAGCCACGGGAATGTCCACATAACCAGGCTGACACGCGTCAAATACACAGGCACCGTTTACAAGTTTGAACTTTTTATCGGTCGCGTTCTCGCAACTTGTGGCCGGTGCCGCTGGTGCCGCTGGCGCCGCTGGTGCCGCTGGTGCCGCTGGTGCCGCTGGTGCCGCTGGTGCCGCTGGTGTCTCATCTGGATCCACAGCAGCCGCCGACGAACAGACCCCACTGTTCAGAGTGTACCCCTCAACACAACTATTGGCAACGCAGTTACCTGAATCATTCTTTATGAAAGACAGCACACCATCACCACCCGCTGCCGTCTTTTCGTCATCCGATGGAGTACACAGAGACGAAGACGAAGACGAAGACGAAGACGAAGACGAAGACGCTATCAGAGTGATCAAAAATGACAGACCGGCACCGATCGCAGCACCAACTACAGCAGCACCAAATCTAGCACCAAATCCAGCACCGAACCATCTTTTAGCGCCGTAACCAGCAAGCGCGGCGCCAATTATACTTAACAATATATACATAACTACTATAACCCAAGTCTTCATTGTATTATATAAAGATATTTTTTACATCATATATACTATGGATTTGTTAATAGACGGACTGGAGTCCAGGAAGAATGGTGAGAAGTACCACGATTTTGTTCTGTCTGACGCCATAAACAGTATAAAGAGGGCTAAGGAAGCATTAGAAGATGGTCTCAAGGACCCCGAAAATTGGTGGAATGATAGTCTGATAATGGCGAAAACGCTTGTGACCATAATGCCTTTCATGTATCTCGTACAACAACGGATAACTCACAATCAGTCCCAGTCGGCTGAGGAAAATTCACCAGAAGAGCGTGAGGAAGATTCAGGAGCTGGAGATATTTATGGGCCTGAGTAGCCATGGCGGCATTCAAACACTTCGTGGCTTTGAGTTCAACTACGAGCATCTGATCCACTATGAGATCCGCTCTCATGTTACCTATTGTATGCCCTTGGAATACGACCGGGACAATACGTTCTGTTTCATATGGAATACCCTCCTTACGCAATAGAACCTCCATGGCATTGTGGTAGACCCGTTCACTGAAACCGGGACCGAGATCATTGTACACGATCCGCGCGAACTCCTTGACCCGGTCAATCATATATTATATACCCTCGTCCGCCTTATATGACCTATGGATAATATTGTAACGATTGGTAGTACTCACAATCCACGGGGTCACGCAATTGTACCTCTTGTGGATAAGATTCATATTCATGTTGAAATAATCCACAAGTTTATCGAGTACATCCACACATGCTTCTTCAGTAACCTCTTTGACAATCATCTGACGAAAGTAATCACCCGTGGTATCCACAAACATCTGAAGTAAATTGGTTATGTCCCTGTGTTTGTGTTGCGTCTTCTCACGCCTCTGAAGCAATGTTTTCCAGTACTCCTCAGTTACGAGATCCATAAGATAGTCAACCCGGAGATCGGCATTGTTGATATCTGTCACTCTGTATTGTGGTATTTCGTAAGCCACACAGTGGGTCATGACCCGATGAAGGTTCATGAGTTGCGTTTCCGTCTTGGTTGCGTTGGGCATGGGTTGATGGTAGTACATCCCCATCCCGCGTCTGTATGTATTAGCACGTTCGGGATGGAAGTAATGTACCATTTCACCAACCGTAGGAACACCGCCACATGGGATATCTCCATGATTACGGTTCGCGGCTCCTCCACCGGTGTTTCGTTGAAACTCGTAGAAGTGCGGATTGTGAATGACACCAGTCTCGATGATACCCGTTCTCCAGTCGAACGCGGTGTGACAGTCTGGACACCACATCTGGTTACAACCGGAAATCTTGAAGATCATGGTACCACACGCGGGACATGGTTTTGTATCCTTTGCCAGCATTTTTGCTGTTTCGACGTTATTGGGGTCGCACTCGTGGTCTTCTCCAGTGTCACGTTCATTACACTTTGAACATATCTTGACATCGCATAGTTCACATTTCCAATTGGACCCCAAAAACCCCTTACAGTTTTCCATGGGACACTTGCGGACAAATGTCTTTTTGGATGGTCCACTGCCGTCCCCCAGACCGTACCCATGACGCAACCGTATCAGTTGAGTCTCCAGACCATATTGGGTCTCGCGGAGACGCTCCTGTTCTGCTTTACAGTCATCTATAAGTTTGCGTAGATTGATCTCTTGCTTTCGGCGCACAACCAACTCTTGCGTCTGTGGTAATAGACATTTTTCACGCTCCAATAGAATTGTTTCGCGATGGGTCTTGTACTCGCCATTACAAAACTTACGGGTACACGAATCCATTATGAACTCTCTGGCCCAGGCAACCTTACACGACATACAATGAGCATCATTGGCGGTTGATGTTATGTACTTCTGGATACACTCCCGACACGAATTAAAATCACAATAGGGGCAATCAATCCTCTTGTGATTTTTTTGATTGTATTTTTCGCAGCACACATTACACTCCGTAACCATACTTCTTACCTATATAGTCACGGTCCTTTTTAAATATCACGGCCAGTTTTGGATCCTTGTATCTGAATAAAACCATAAGCGCATTTAACCGGCGATACAGTCCCAGGGGTGGTTCTCCCCCTTAATGGCCTTTAATAGTGCGCGATGGCGAGCTAGTGGTGTCAGGTCCTTCACACCCTTGTATCCATAGTGGCTCAACATACTCTTTCTGAGTACGATAGGAGTCACACAGGATCCTCTCTTCTGACTACGTGGACACTGTGGTGTTACCATCTATCTTATACTTCATTATGCGGACTATAAATCGCAATTCACTGTTGTTAGCACGCCCACTCAGAACTGCGTTTCTTGTAGCATTGGTAATATCCAAACGTTTGATATTAAATGCGATTTCTCTAGTCGCTTTTGGATCCCTTATTATTACCACCAAGACGGTTTTTAGTTCTATTAAGTACAGCTTTCAGAAGATGTAAACGTATCTTCGTGGCTACGTCAGGATTGGCGTTCCTTTTGTTTTCCGCAGTGTTCTCATTTGTTTCTATGAGTTTAGTTAGTTGCGCAAGAATTCCACCCATTTCTGACACCTTTGGAAGACGGTGAAACCGTTTATCACCCTGTTTAACTCTGGACAAATGATAGTTCAGTTTACTAGGATTGTTGGGGGTTGTAAAACCGGAAGAAGGTAATGATATTTTCCTGTTTGTAGCAAAATTATACAATTCGATAAAGTAGGTTTTAAACGTATTATCCACTTCTTTCAACAACTTCTTAAGTGTATCAACATTACTAATAACAGCGTTTTTATCATTGGGTTTACTATTAGCAGCTAACAACCGATTTATTATCTGTTCGGTGTTATTTATAATATCTAACATCTCTGTGCGCTTGCCGGTGAAATAATCCACAGGGTTGGTTATATTTATATTCCCTGCGCCCCTTCTGGTGGGAAAAGTCACCATTAATATACGATTAGATTTTATTATATTCTCGCTTGAATCTCATCAAGCTCTCCGAGGGCTGCTGCGAGAGACCTGTCTTCTACACCACCGGCGTCCATCGACGGACCCGCGTTGCGTGGCCTGGCAAGTTCGGCGTCCATCGACGGACCCGCGTTGCGTAGCCTGGCAAGTTCGGCGTCCATCTCGGCCACCTTGACTTTCTTGACACCCCCGAAACGTCCCACGAGACTCCCGGTAGTTGCCATCTGCTTGACTTCCCTCTCAAAGTCTTTGCGGATACTCTCAAGACCCCGTTTTATCGCACTCACCTTACGAATGAGATCACGTGTGGAAACGACATTCACCATCTGAAAAGAGTACTGTATCTTTTCTATCGAAGCCAGGAGATCCTGCCCACGGCGGGTATATTTACCACTCATTACTTAATGTTCACATTTTAATTCTATTCCCTTACAGTGGGTAGGCGTGACTCCTGTCTAGTCAATATATTTCTAATCAAATTTGCTCTGGTATATCCGCGTCTTTTAAGGGGTGTCGATGACATTCCAAATTTGCTTATTGCTATCCATCTCAGAGCATCAACTGACATAGAATTTAAAGTAGCCCATGTATAACGATTAGCCACAGACGGAGCAGCGGTCCGAGCCACAGACGGAGCAGCGGTCCGAGCCACAGACGGAGCAGCGGTCCGAGCCACAGAC